ACTAGAGGCGAGAGGTGCGGTCAATGGGCCAAGGTAGATAGCGTACACTGTGGACACCACAGACCTAAGGGGGAATAAGATTCATGGGAAAGGTAATGCAATTTATCGAGGCAGTTATCTTGATAACAATGCTAATTCCCATTTTGTTAATCTTATATCCTATTTACTATATCAATGAGAAGGTGTTTGGATGAGTAAGGTACCACTGATAATAGATTCTAACGAAAGAGGCCCACTCAAAGATGCTGTTGTTAGAGCGGCAGAGAGGCAGGGTATTCCCGTCAAACAGGAGTTCCTACAAGGTATGGGTGACTACAAAGCAGGTGACGGGCACATAGAGTGTAAAAGTCTCTCTGACTTATTCCAATCTACTTATTCAGGGCACCTAATGAGACAAATGGAAAACTTGGATGCAAACTGCCAAAGAGTTTTCTTGGTGGTACATGGCGATCTTGCAAAGTATGTAAAAATTTCAAACAATCAGGGTAGAAAAACCACCTACTCAAAGGCCCTAAACACATTAACTGGTGTCATTGCCCGCATTATGGCTGATTTCGATTGCCATGTGTGGCGGGCTAACAATTACAGTGAGGCGGCTATGTTCGTCACTAAATTACATTCCAAATTACACACCTCTGCGTCCAGCCACGGAGCAAAAGCAATCACTAGGGTCAGCACTAATGACATTAGGGTTGACATGTTGCTTTCTATACCCGGATTCGGGCAAGATTTAGTAGAGAAATTACTAGAGCGATGCGGTAGCATAGAGGAGATGTTACATGTCGAATCCATTAAACAGGTGAAAGGGATGGGTACAGTTCTGCGACAGCGACTTATCGAGGTACTTACCAGTGAAGACCCTGTTAAAATCGAGAGAACATACAATAAGCGGAGAGGGAATATATGATTGAACACAGCGTAGAGAATTACGAATGCATGCAGAAACATCCAATTTTAAGAGGGTACTTAGAACACTTTAGGGAGGTGTCTAAAGATAACGAGATACCGGGACTATTGTCCTTTTTCTTTATTTTAGGACAGACGGCCCTGCCGTTCGTTAGAGTACCAATTGGTGCATCTAACATCGATCCTAGAGTAAGTGTGTTTTGGATTCAAGACACGAGGACTGGTAAATCGGTTGCCTTTGAAATTATACAGAGGGTGATGAAGGATGCCGGACTAGACTGTGTAGACTATACAACTGGCACCGATTCTGCTATGGTTGGTTCTTGGAACAGGGACGAGGATGGTACTCTGCACCAAACACCCGGTGTATTAGCCGGTGCGAAAGGTCTGAATTTCGATGAAGGTTCTATTATCCTAAAGCCGACGCAGCATTCAGAGCAAACTGTTTTGTTTCTACAATCGGCATTGAATTCTGCAGGAACTGGTAGAAATATACTGACTAAACACATGAAAGACGGTACAATTACAATCGAATCATTGGTCTCACTATGGATTACTACTTATCCTCCACAAGGTATCAAGGAGCATGTATTAGACAAAGGTATCTTCCAAAGAGTGTTAGTGTATTGGAGACACTGGACATTAGAAATGAAAAGAAACATTGCTCACGAGTTAGCAGACGCAGTTCACAATAATGTGGACTTTGAATTGTCTTATGGTGAAGTAGTAGACTTCTTTACAAGGCTTCAGAATAACCTCAAACTCAGAGTATGTAAATTGAATGGAATTCCTGAGAAAGAGTGGGATGATTCTACTCGTGAGTCGCAAGAAGGATGGGCCAAGAATGTAATGTACGACATGTTCAAATTAGATACGACATACCACTCTGCTCTTCACCAAGCGATAGACGACTACTATGATCTAGTAACTAACATGGACCCGAAGAAGCAGGGTGTATGTGCATCCTTCATCATGGGGTTGCAGAATTACACCAATGTACTAGCCCATCATATGGCTATGATAGAGGGCGTTTGGGTCGTGACTGGAGACCATGTAGATATGGCTAAAGAGATACTGTATGACCTATATCACAACTTAATCGATTGGCTTGAATCTGAAGTCAAGGTTGGTATGGCTAACGCTACTAAGAGAAAACTCCAAGCAAGTTGGAAGAGCGCATATTGGCGCTGTGAACAGGTTGACTTTAATGATAATAGAGGACCGGGTTGGATAAAGAAAGCAGAGTTACTAACAGTGTTTGGTAAAGCGGAGAACTTGACTAGTAAGGCTGGTATTAACAACAAATACAACGAATCCGGCACTGGTATATTTGAAGATACCCGTGAGGGGAAAAGTAAGTATGTCAGGCTACTCAAAGAGTATAGAAGTAAGGAGGCTGAAAAGTGATTAAACACTGCACCCTCTGTCATTCTAAGTTTGAATACAAAGACGAAGGTATAAGTGGCTATTTCGGTCTATTGAAGGTAGAGTTTTGTGATTTCTGCCTTGCCTGTATGGGCGCTATGCACGAAAGCCTCAAAGTCTTAACAGGTGAAGAAGAGTGAAAGGTAAACACTTCGTAGTATTTGCCTATGGGAATGAATTTTCACATATAGTGAATGCCCCGGAGGTAGTTATTATCAAAGGAGAGGACTACCTTTCAGTATATACTAGCCATCGCCCTTACATTAATTCAAAGCCAATACTGTTTAAGAAAATACAATCGGAGATGGCTGGAATTATAGACAACGGTGGTATATTGGTTTTGAAAAACACAGAACCCTATGCGATAAATGCAGCATGGGCAGAGTTGGGGAAAGGTAACCCTACTGATATGATAAAACACATTGAAGATCATGTCTTCGACATTGATGCTGAGTTGAAAAGGGTAATGGAACACCAAGTAAACCTCCATGACTCCGATTTACGCTATTCCTTACACACCGAAGTGTATGCACCAATTTGGCAGAAAGGTAGCGAAGTATCAATAGTTAAACATTGCATAGAGGATGCAAATATCATACTCACTTTAGTACAGCGTTGTAGTGACGCAGGTTATATTAAGGTGAGGTCAAGAGCAACAGGAGTAATAGAAGGAGTCGATGTAGAATGGTAAATAACGGAGAGAAACAACAAACAGCACAGAGCCTGAACATCCGGGCTGCGAAAGCAATCGCAGACACGGTTAGAAGTACGCTAGGTCCAGCGGGAATGGACAAGATGATGGTCGATGGAGGTGGCAATGTCGTTGTAACAAATGACGGGGCTACTATCCTCCAATCGCTAGATGTATCGCATCCGGGTGCTAAGATGATAATTGAAGCGGCCAACACTCAAGAGAGTATGTGTTACGATGGTACGACCAGTACAGTAGTATTAGCAGGGCAACTGCTGAGCAATACTGAATCATTATTTGAAAAGGGTTTACACCCTAATGTAATCTGTAAGGGTTACCGCCAAGCATCTAGGTGGGCCATAGAACATATTCCATCTTTGGCAGAATCAGCCAAGCCTCATCTAAAGCATGTGGCTCAGACTTCCATTACAGGTAAGTCTCTTGAATCTGCTATGGAACATGTCGGCGACCTGTGCGTAAAGGCGGCAGAATTAGCGGGTGGCAATTTTGAGCGCATCCGTGTCCTGTGTCAGCCCGGTGGGGGACTTGAGGACTCCTCTTGCTTCTCAGGTGTAGTATTACACAAGGAATTCATGTTACCGGCAATGCCACTTGTACCTAATGGTAAGGTATTGCTAATCAACACAGGACTCAGTAACAAAAAGAATGAGGACAATGTTCAGGTATCACTTGGATCTGCTGCTGAGTATCAACAGTACCAGCAGACTACAACTAGAGATATTTGGGTCAAGAAAGCAGAGACTATCATCGAGCGCCTACCTGAAGGTGGGGCTGTATTCGTCAGAGACCATGTGAATGAAGTGGTTGCGGCTACCTTAACAAGGGCCAACATTAGTGTTGTACAGCGTTTGCCTGAGAGTGACATCTCGGCACTAGGTCAACTACTGAACACATCTGCGGCTCATACTACTGAGGACTTAGGGGATGCAGTAGATGCGGACATCGAATGTACCACTATCGGCGACATGAAGTATGTCGTAGTCAGAGGTACAGGTGAAGTCACTACTCTTATTCTAAGAGGTGCTACTAAGCAGACACTGGATGAGACCGAGCGTGGATTTGAAGATGCTCTCGGAGTCGTATGTGTGGCCTACAACACCCTCAAGGTCGTACCGGGCGGCGGTGCTGCATATCTCAACTCTGCTATCCATCTAAGAAGCAGGGCTGCAGAGATTGGTGGTCGTGCTCAGATGGCAATTGATGCCTTTGCAGATGCATTGGAATCGATACCTTCTACCATTGCAGAGAATGCAGGTCACGATCCATTGGACACCGTGCTAGCGCTCAGGAATGAGCACTTGTCGGGTAACATCGATTATGGGCCTAACATCGAAGATGGAGGCACTTGCTCAATGAAGGATGCCAATGTATGGGAACCTCTCAGTCTAGTCAAGCAGGCGATTCAATCTGCTAGTGAAGTCACTATCAGTATACTACGCATCGATGATATTATCGGTAAGCGTGGCGAGTAATATGATACAAAGTGAAGCACATTTGAATGATAAAGTCATGGAATATATTTGGGATAGAATTGACAAAAATGTTAATTCCCCTTGCCATCAATGGGTAGGACCACTATCAGGTTCAAAAAGCACTCAAGAGAAACATGGTAAAAGGCCAACGCCGAGGGCTAAGAAACAAATAGATAGGAAAAGATACTCCTTTATGCCCCATATAGTAATCTATAATCACCATCATCACCCTAACAAAAAAAGCCCCCTTGATTGGAATAAAGGTAGAGGGGATGAGATTAGAAGAACATGTGGTAATTCACTATGTATGAATATAGAACATCTCGTATTAGGAACAAGAAAGGACACGATTCGTTCAATGATTGATAGAGGTACAACTGCCGTCGGCAACACCTATGGTGTGAAATATAATGCTGATGATATTAGGGCGGCCAATGAAAGTGGAATGTCCTTTAATCAAATAATGAAAGAGTTTAATATACCAAGTAAAGGGACTGTTTCCTACATAATTAACAAGGCAAAAAGATGCAAAGTTAATTTGTCATTATTGACGAGAAGCAGTAACTAATTCTCTAGCAAAGCGCCCGTAGGGAAACCTGCGGGCCTTGCTGGACTTAGATCGAGGCAGGGACTTTTCCCCCAACTTGCACATGTAGCCACAAAGAGGACATTCCTGAATTGCCGTACCCTTGCCTGAAAAGTAAACGCCCTTTATTACAAGGGGAATAGCCTTCTCTGAACAGGTAGCGCATTTTATCCTCAAAGCGGCGAGTAGTTGTCCCATAGTATCAAGCCTGCAAGAATAGTAGGTGCCAAGCAGTACCATCGTATGCGAATCTAGCATACTTGGCGTTCGCTATGTTGATGGCAGCGGCAGTGGCGTTGTTTGTCTTAGCACTGAATACAGCATTGAACGTATTAGCCGTAGATATGTTCCTAATCTCAAGGACATAGCCGGGGGGGAAAGTCCCACTTGGGGTAAGTGTAGCATGTGCACTAGCATCATCAGGATCGATTAGCCATATGTTGGCTTGGTCGAAAGTGAAACTAGTATTAACCGTGATTATCTTAACTTCATCAGGCCCTAACCTATGAGTGTGCATGGCCTTAGTGCCATTTAGTACATTAGATGCCGCATAAAAAAGCATGGCATTAGATTCAGTTGTATGGCTTTGCCAAATTGCACCAAATTCACTACCAGTTAACTCACCAACTTCAGGCGAACCGTATAACGCTGCGAGATCGGTATGGTGAGTAATCTTGTTATTGGTGTGACCTAAGTCAGTGCCACCTGTACCCATAGTCCTAGTACCCTTGGACATGTGTTGCATATACATAGGGCTAGTTCTGATAAACACCCTTCTGTCATGCAGCACGGGTGTGGCGTTTAGGGACGCTGTTACATTAGCAGCGCCGCCTGTCATTGAGTATCGTAATACACCCAGTACTATCGATTGGTGGTTTTTGCGAGTATTGCCGATGGCTGGATCTACTAAAAAGCCAGCGGGTATGAGCGGAGTACCAGTTGAAGCAATTACTGGTGTGCCCACTTCGTAACGAACCCTTGTTGTAGTACCACTGTCAGAACATATGTAAACTACGACATATACTTCGCTAGTAGTAGTAGGTACTGCTGGCAATTCGCCATTAAAGTTGGCAGTGCCAGTAGCGCCGATTGTAATTGCTTGAGTCCCCCCAACACCTCCGGCAAACTTGTATAGCGCTCCGTCAAGTACGCACCAACCACCAGTGATGGTGACTACACCTGAAGATGCAGTTTGAATATAACCCGGAGTGGTCGCTGATATAGAGTTTCTATTAGAATCACCTAAAGTGCCGTCTAAGACACGAATGATACCGTTACCATGTAGACCCTCGTATGGGTTAGTCAAACTTGGAGAAGATAGTCCGTCTCCGTCTCTTAGCCCTTCAGCACTAGTGCTCATTCCGGCTGCGCTCGTATGCCCTGCTTTTGGATTCGTCATGAACTCACCTCAATAATTGCTGAGAAAACGATTTCGTTATCGTTAGTCTTAGTAATTGAGTCGTATGTATACCTTGCTAATGCAGTGGTGTCTGTCGCATCGCTAGGGTTTTTGTATTGTATCACCACTTCCTTTAATGGTCTATTAAACGAACTACTAAGGGGTACCTTTGCCTCTACTGAAAGGCTATGGTCGTCTAACACCCTGACTATAGGTGTAACGACGATCGCCGACTGAGCAGCCCCCGTATCGTCCTGACTAGCCAAGTTTCCTCCAAAGCCAAATACAACTTGGTTAATTCTCGACTTCAAAGTATCTATCATAAATCTCGTTCCTTGGTTTAGTACTGGCATATCAACCTCTCCTTCTGTTTGAGAATGTACCTTTGTTCATTCTAATCTTCAAATGACTGTTAGCAGATTCAGGTAATGTATCTGTAGATAATAGTAACAACTCTTCATCATCTTCTATTAAGTCTGTTGTGAGTGCTGCAAATGTAATAGAAGTGTTACTGAAAGTAGCACCGAAGGTAATGGTCTGCCCAGTTTTACTTCCCCCAGTTGTATCGAGTTCAGCACCAGCAGCGTCACCTAATTCAAATACAGTAGTACTTGTAATGGATAAAACAATTGCACCCGAAGGTATACCTGTGCCACTAACTGCCATGCCGGGTCTAATTATACTAGAAGCAGTGTGAGTGATGGTAGGGTCATTATTGTATGTACCCCCACCTACTGTAAAGTTAGATATTTGTCCTATCTTATTTCCATTAGACCTATACACTGCATCGTTGAGACTAAAGGCATCAGTAGCGTTAGTACCATTGACTGTCACGGTACGGGTGCCCGCAGCATAACCACCTGAATTATTAATCAAAACACCCGTGCCTTTCATATGTTTCCTACCGTGTACAGTGTTCCTGTTAGGGACTCCGATAGTAAATCCACCAGTTACATCATCGACTTGACGGACATCAACACGCCAAGCGATCTTAACATTGAAACCAAAAGTAGTGGCAAATTCTTCCTTACTATATTGTCGATTTCTTTCTTCGTTGTCACCGGTACTGGAACTAATGTCCACTTCTTGGAAGCGTTGTAATATGTCCTCTATAGAACCCTCAACAGAGTTGATGTCTATGTCTGATTTGCGACCTGTTAGGTAATGACGAGTGGATAGTACTATCTTCCTTTCAGAACTAGTCAGGGTATCGTATGATACAACATCGCCCGGCTGCACTCTACTTGACATCAGTACACCTTTTAACTTCTCATTACCTTCTGCCTTCTTCGCCATAGATAGTAGTCTACGACCAATCATTTTAGC